CTAGTCGCGCTTGACCCATTTCACCGGGACCACCCACTCGACCACGACATCCTCCATCGGCGCCGCGTTGTAGCTGTCGAGGGTGAAATAGCCGGGGCTGGAGCCGCGGCGCAGCACCTTCACGAAGGTGCGGCCATCGGCCAGGCGGACCACCACCTCGCGCCCGATCAGGCTGGTCGGATCGGCCGAGGCGTCGGCCCGGCGATAGTAAATGGTCTCGCGCTCGAGATAGCGCGGGAACATCGAATCGCCGGAGACGATCACCGCCACCGTGGTCTCGTCGGCGCCGGGCGGGGCGTCGACCTCGTCGATCTGCTCCGACGACGCATCGCCGTCGAACAGATGCACCTCGGCGCCGGCGCCGACCTTGCCGACCAGCGGCACGGTGCCGGCCGCGCCCATCACCTCGAGCTCGCCTGCGCCGAAGGCCTCGGCCGCCTGCCGGATGTAATCCGCGGTCAGGCGGCGCTCGCCGCGCTCGAGCTTGATGAACTGGCTGCGCGAGATGGCCATGGCCTCCGCCGCCTGTTCGTGCGTCCAGGCCCTGGCCAGGCGCAGTCGTTTCAGTCCGTTCCCCATTTTGGGGACTATCAGGCATTTTGAGATAAATGTCATTACCCAAAATGGGAAATATCTGCTTGCTGATATTTCCCATTCTGTGTAATATTGCAGTCATGGACACGGCCAGTGCCGATGTCCCGCATGAAATCCGGAGGCCAACCATGGATCCCCGGCTGCTCGATGCCCTGGCCGTCGCCACGCTGCTCGGCCTGACCGCGGCCCTGGTGCTGCTCAGCGGGACGGCCGGTTAGCCCCACCCGCACTTCCCCAACCCGATCCGTTGCGGCCCGGCGGGCCGCCCTTGCAGGAGTTCCGTCCGATGAATGTCGCATCCGTCTTGTCCGGCCGCGTCGCCGGCCTCACCCTCGGCCTCGCCCTGCCCGCCGTCCCAGCAGCCGCGCAGACCCCGCAGCAGAGCCCCTGCGCGCCCTATGAGATCATCGCCGCTTCGCTGAACGAGCGCTACCACGAGGCCCCGGTGGCCCGGATGCTGGCCGATCAGGGCTTCGTCATCGAGATCCTGGCCTCGGCCGACGGCGCCACCTTCACTGTGCTCGGCGTCCAGCCCAATGGCACCGCGTGCCTGCTGGCGACCGGGTCAGGCTTCGCCTTCGTCAACGCCGCCGCCACGCCGGCGCCGGGGAACGGGGCATGAGCGCCGGCGCGCCGCCGGTCCTGAGCGACCGGAGCCGGGCGTTGTTCGCCATCGTCGCCGCCGCGGCGGCGGCCGGAACCATCACGCCCTCCTGCACCGAGTTGACACGGGCGCTGCGGGCCGGCGGGCACCGCATCGGCAACAATCCCGGCCTGATCAGCTACGAGCTGCGCCGGCTGCAGATCGCCGGCCGGATCGCGGTGATCGGTGCCCATCGGTATCGCGTCCTGGAGGTGGTCGCCACCGGCCAGCGCACGGTGCAGCGGCCGAACCGGCCGAGCCTCGATCGCATCCTGGCCCTGGCCCAGGCGATGGAGCGGCGCCGGGTCGGGCAGGCGGGCTGGCCCCGGCCGACGCCGGAAAGCGCGGCCAGCTACGACGCCGCGGTCGCCCGCCGCGACTTCGCCCGGCACGAGCTGCCCGAGCCATCCGGGCCGGCCACCTGGATCGGCGCGCCCTATGTCCGGCGCTCGCTGACCGGCTGCGCCGCCGAGATGATCACGACCTGAATCGACCGACTCGCGGAGGGGTGATGGCGAAGGACAGAACCAGACAGAAGCCCTCGGCCGCGGCGATGCGCGAGACGCCGGAGCGGGCCCGGCACGCCGCCGGTATCGTCGACCGGCCGACCGGCACGGCGCTGGGGGCCCCGGTCGGCCGGCTGGTGCAGGCACCCTTGGACCGGATGATCGCCCGCGGCTCGATCAGCCGGCGCATGCATTCCGCCGGCCAGAGGCTGCGCGGCCAGTTCGAGATCGGCGTGCTGGGGGCGCAGAACCGCGACGGCGAGCTGCCGCCGGGCATCCGCGGCACGGCGCTGACGCGGACGCCGGGGGAGGTCCAGCTCGACACCCTGGCGGCCTACAAGACGGCGCTGCGCTGCCTCGGCGCCCATGTCGGGGCGGTGGTGGTCGCGGTCTGCTGCTACGAGCACGGCGTGGCGGTGGTGGCGAAGCAGCAGGGCCGCCATCCCGACAAGGTGATGGGCGTGCTGGAGGACGGGCTGAAGACCCTGGCCGACCACTACCGCCTGACCGGGACCGACGACCTGGTCTAGGCCGGCTCCTGAATTTTTACGATGTTCGCTTTTTGTTCTTGACCGAGACCGTGTCGCGTGGCATGGTTATGTCACAGTCCGACAGATGCGCCCGCCCGGCTCGCCGTGGCGGGCGCATCCTTATCATCTTGGAACCCTCCTGTTCTGCCGGGCGTTGTCCTGGCTGCAAACACAGGAGTTGGATCTTTGGCTTTCAGGATGAATTTCGGCCGGGCGGCGTTGCTTGCCATCGCTGTTCTGGTGGCGGCGCCGGTCGTCGCGTCGACGGCCGAGGCTGCGGCACCCGGTTGGCACCAGGCGCGGAACCATCACGACAACAACTGGCGCCACCATCACGAGCACAACCGGTGGGAGCGTCACCGCGAGCATCACCGGCACCAGGAATGGCACCGTCACCAGGAATCGCGGCGGCACCACATCCATTGACCGGCGGCGCAGCCGGCGCCGCTTCGACACGAGACACTGAGATGTCCGGATCCTGACCTGTCGGGATCCCCAGGCCCGCCCCGGGCAACCAGGGCGGGCCTTTTCATGCCTTGTCCACCCTCGGAGGCCCGCCTTGTTCCTGGACACGCTGACCAACGTCGTCGCTGGGCTGTTCTCGGCCAAGGACAAGCTCGCCCATGACCGCTTCGGGCTCTTTTTTCAGGACCGCACGCAGCTCGACGCCGCCTATCGTGGCGACTGGATCGCCCGCAAGGTGATCGACGTGCCGCCCTTCGACATGACCCGGGAATGGCGCCGCTGGCATGCCGCCCCGCCGCAGATCGCGGCGATCGAGGCGGAGGAGGCGCGGCTGGGCCTGCAGGCCAAAATCGCCCGCGCGCTGCGGCTGGCCCGGCTGTATGGCGGTGCCGCGCTGGTGCTGGGCGCCGGCGATGCCGACCCGTCGCAGCCGCTGCCGCCGATCGGCCCCGGGGCCTTGCGCTACCTGCATGTGATGCATCGCTGGGAGATCACCCCCGGCGAAATCGAACGTGACGTGCTGTCGCCGCTGTTCGGCGAACCTGCCTGGTACCAGGTCGCCTCGGCCGGCCAGAGCGCGGGCGGCCGGGGGCGGACAGGTCAGACCGTGCGGTTGCATCCCAGCCGGGTGGTCCGCCTGCTGGGCGCCGAGCTGCCGGACTGGGCGGCGCAGGGCGCCGATGGCTGGGGCGACAGCGTGTTGCAGGCGGTGATGGACGCCATCCGCCAGGCCGGCCTCGCCACCCAGGGCGTGGCCGCGCTGATCCACGAGGCCAAGCTCGACGTCATCCGCATTCCCAGCCTGGCGCAGAGCCTGTCGACCCAGGACTACGCCGCCAAGCTGGTGGATCGCTTCACCCTGGCAAACACCATGAAGGGCCTGGTCAACGCCCTGGTGATCGACAAGGAGGAGGAGTGGGACCGCAAGCAGCTGAGCTTCGCCCAGCTGCCCGAGATCATGCAGCAATACCTGCAGATCGCCGCCGGCGCCGCCGACATCCCGGCCACTCGGCTGCTGGGCCAGGCCCCGGCCGGGCTGAACGCCACCGGTGAGGGCGACATCCGCAACTACTACGACCGCATCGCGGCCGAGCAGCGGGTGGTGCTGGGCCCGGCCCTGCGCCGGCTGGACGAGGCGCTGATCCGCAGCGCACTCGGCGAGCGGCCGGCGGACATTCATTTCGACTGGGCGCCGCTGTGGCAGCTGGGCGCGGTCGAGCGCGCGGCCGTGACCAAGACCAAGGCCGAGACCACCGCCGTCTATGCCGCGGGCGGGCTGATCCCGGCCATGGTGCTGGGCCGGGCGGTGCGCAACCAGGTGATCGAGGATGGTCTCTACCCCGGCATCGAGGCCGCCTATGCCGAGTTCGACGCCGGGGAGGCGGCCTCGGAACGAGGTGCGGCCCCGCCGGAGACCAACCCCTCCTCCAACCCCCTCCCGCAGGGGGAGGGGGAGATCAGGTCCGCTTGACATCGCGAGAGGCGACTGCCTCGGCCCCTGGGCCTGTGTGGTTCGCCTGAGCCAACACCATCCGACCTCCCCCTGCCTTTGCGGGAGGGGGCAGGGGGAGGGGTGGCCGCAAGAGCCGCCGCCCGCCGCTTTTCCTGGAGATCCCATGCTCATCACCGATGACGTGACGCTGGTCGGCGACAGCCGGACCACGGCCGACGGCTATCTGGTCGCCGCCGCCCGCATCGCTCGCACCGGCGTCCAGACCTACAGTGGCGCCGAGATGGGGCGGCCGGACCTCGCCGCCGTGCGCGTCTGGCGGCCCGAGGACGAGGTCTTCGCCGCCGACGCCATGGCGTCGATGGCCCATCGGCCGGTCACCCTCGACCATCCCGCCGAGGCGGTCACCGCTGCCAACTGGAAGACGCATGGCGTCGGCCAGGTCGGCGGCGAGGTGGCGCGCGACGGCGACTATATCCGCGTGCCGCTGATCCTGATGGACCGGGCGGCGATCGATGCCGTCACCGCCGGCCGGCGGCAGCTCAGCGTCGGCTATTCCGCCGAGATCGACTGGACCGCGGGCACCACCGCGAACGGCCAGGCCTATGACGCGGTGCAGCGCCGCATCCGCGCCAACCACCTGGCGGTGGTCGATGCCGCCCGTGCCGGCCCCGCCTGCCGCATCGGCGACGCCTGGACCGGCGGGGAGACTCTGCCGGCGGCGCCGACGGTGGCCACCCTCCAGGCCGACATCGCGGCGCTGCGCCAGGCGGCCGCGGCCAAGGACGGCGAGATCGCCGCCCTGGCCGTCCGGCTGCGCGACGCCGAGCTGACCCCGGCTCGGCTGGATGCCGCCGCGGCCGCCCGCGCCGCGCTGGTCGCCGATGCCCGCCGGGTTGCCGGCGACCGGCTGCCGGTCGAGGGCCGCAATGGGGCGGAGATCCGCCGCGCCGCCGTCGCCGCCCGCATCGGCGAGGCCGCGGCGCAGGAGATGACCGACGCCGCGATCGAAGGCGCCTTCCGGGTGCTGATCCCAGCGGTGGCACCCGATCTGCTGCGGCCCGATCCGCTGCGGCAAGTCCTGGCCGACCGGCCGCCAGGCGACCGCAGGGCCGAGGCGCTGCGACGGCGCGATGGCCGGCTGGCGCAGGCCTGGAAGCCCCACAACCCGGCCCCCTGAGATCCGCGGCGGCCCGATCCGCCGCCCCAGCGTCACCAGAAGGAGAGAGACCGACATGGCCGTCGTGCAGAACAGCTACAGCGAGACCCTCCGGCCCGGCGTCGCCGGGCTGGTTGCCAACATGACCAATGCCGATGGCGACACCCGCATCGTCGAGACCGTCGGCGGCATCCCGTTCGGCGTCGCCGTCGGCCAGGGCACCGCCGCCCGTGGCGCGGTGCTGGGCGCCGCCGCTGCCGCCGGCTTCGTCGGCATCTCGATCCGCGACGTCACCCTCGATTCCAGCCCGGCCGACCGCTACCTGCTGAACGACAGCATCGCGGTGCTGACCGAAGGCGACATCTGGGTCGTGGCCGGCGGCGCCGTCGCAGCCGGCCAGGACGTCACCTTCGCCGCCGCGACCGGCGTGCTGTCCAGCATCGCCGCCGATGCCGGCAACTTCGCCATCGCCGGGGCTCGCTGGATGACCGCCGCCGGCGCCGGCGGCCTCGCCGTGCTGCGGCTCGGCGGCGCCCTGCCGGCCGCGTGACCCCCTCCCGCACCATCCGATCGCCCAGCCCCTGAAGGAGCGACCCCCTCATGTTCGCATTCGATGCTCAGCAGGCGCTGGGCTTCCTCGTCGCCCAGACCAGCCAGATCGAGGCCCAGGCCTACGAGATCCAGTATCCCGACATCCAGTATCCCAGCCTGGTGCCGGTCGACACCTCGGCGAATCCGTGGGCCAAGAGCGTCACCTTCTTCTCCACCGACAAGCTCGGCCAGGCCGGTTGGCACAACGCCCTGGCCAAGGACATCCCGCTGGCGGATGTCGAGCGCAGCCGCAGCGAACAGCCGGTGGAACTGGCCGCGATCGGCTATCGCTACACGACCGAAGAGCTCGGCCAGGCGATGATGATCCCCGGCCTGAACCTGTCGGCCGACCGTGCCGCCGCCGCCGTGCGCGCCTATGAGGAATTCATGGACGGCGTGGCGCTGCGCGGCGTGCCGCCCAGCGGCGTCTCCAAGGGCTGGACCGGGCTGATCAACGACGCCAACGTCTTCGCCGGCAACGTCGCCAATGACGGCGCCGGGGCCTCGACCCTGTGGTCGGCCAAGACCCCGGACCAGATCCTGCGCGATATCAACGGGCTGCTGGGCGGCGTCTACACCGGGTCGCTGACCGTCGAGATGGCCGACACCCTGCTGTTGCCGGTGACGCAGTTCGACTACATCGCCACCACGGCGCGCACCGCCACCAGCGACGTCACCATCCTCGAGCATCTGCGCCGCAACAACACCTACACCGCCATCACCGGCGCGCCGCTGACCATCCGCGCGGTGCGCGGGCTGGAGACAGCCGGCGCCGGGTCCAGCGCCCGCATGGTGGGCTATCGCCGCGACCCGCAGGTGGTGAAGCTGCACCTGCCGATGCCGCACCGCTTCCAGGCGCCGTGGCAGTCCGGCGCGCTGGTGTTCGACGTGCCCGGCATCTTCCGCACCGGCGGCGTCGAGATCCGGCGGCCGAAGGCCTTCCGCTACGGCGACGGCATCTGACCTGCCTGCTCGATGATGCGCCCGAGGCGGCCGTCTGGCGACGGTTTCTGCGCTTCCGGTGTTCACGGACGACCATGTCCGCTGCGCGCCGGTTCTTGAAACCACCACCACCCGAGTCACCCCAAAACGCATCCTCGAGCAGGCTTTGCTTCTCTCTTGTCGGAGGAACGCGCGCCATGCGCATCACCAACATCTCGCCGGGGCCGCGCTTCCTCTACGCCCAGGGGCAGGCGTGGCTGATCGAGCCCGGCACCGCTGTTGATCTCGACCTGACCGAGGCCGAGATCGCCAATGTCCGGCAGCAGGTCGAGGCCGGGCTGCTGGCCTGGGCCGACCGGCCGCGCGATCCCGACGTCCCGACCGTGGTTCACAAGCGCTTCGGCCAGTATCACATCCTCGGCGTCGACGGCGAGGTGCTGCGGGCCGGCCCCTTCTCCAAGGTCGAGGCCGAGGCCGAGCTGGCCCGGATGCTCGGGCGGGGGGCCTGACCATGGCGCCTCCGACCCTGGCTGAACTCAAGGCCCGCTTCCCCGACTTCGCCGCCGTTGACGATGCCGTGATCCAGGCGGCGCTGGACGAGGCTGGCCTGCAGGTCGACGGCAGTTGGGCCGGCGAGGCGGACATCCGCCTCGGCCGGTTGCTGCTGGCGGCGCATGTCCTGACGCTGGACGGCCAGGGCGGCGGCGCCGAGGCCGCGGCGGTGGCCGGTGGCGGGTTTCGGCGGGTGCGCAGCGGCGCGCTGGAGCTGGAGCGTTTCGACCCCGGCGGCGATGGGCCGAGCTCGTTGGGATCGACCGGCTACGGCCGCCGATTCCTCGAGCTGATGCAGCGCAACGTTCCGGCCGTGGCGGTGGTGTGATGGGCCTGCTCGACGGAAGGCTCCGGGCGGTCTTCGGCGCCGCCTTCGCACGGCTGCTGCCCGACGGCACGCTGCATGTCGCAGCCAAGGATGCCGACGGCCAGGTGATCCTGCCGCTGGTGTTCACGGATGTCCCGGTCAAGGGCCATCGCGACGACGTCACCGACCGGCAGCGCGCCGACTGGGGCATCCCGGACCGGGCGGCGCGGCTGATCGTGCTGCAGGCCGGGGTGGCCGCGGTGCCGACCCCGGATGACGAGATCACCCTGGCCGGCGGCCGTTGGCGGATCGGCGCCGTCGAGCGCGATCCGGCGGGGGTCGCCTGGGTCCTGACCGGGATGCCGGCCTGATGGCCCGCGTCACTGGCGCGGACCGATGGATCCAGCGCGTGGGGCGGCTCGGCCAGACCGTTCGCACCCGCGTCGGCCAGGCCCTGGCTCCCGCCGCGGAACTGGTCGCGGCCGAGGCCCTGGCGCATCTGCCCAAGACCTCGGCGGCCGATATCGCGGTCGTCAGAGATGGGGAGACGGCGGTGGCGGTGGTGTGGGCGGCGCCCGAGGCCGTGCCGATCGAATTCGGCACGTCGCGGAGGGCGACAAACCCGGTCATGCGGCCGGCGGCCGAGGCAAAGCGGGAGGAGATTGTCGGGTTGGTGGCCCAGGGCGTCCGCCGAGCCATCGCCGAATCCTGACCCGCCTGCGGTTCGCCGTACGGTTCAGCACAGAGGATCGAATGATGCCCTGGTTCGCCTTCACTGCCGATTTCGACTTCCGGCCGTCGCGCCGCCTCACCTTGGCCTATAGGGCAGGGGCGACGCTGCTGGTGCCGACCGCCACGGCCGAGGCCGCGGAAGCCGCCGGTGCCGGCCGGTGCGTGCCCAAGCCGAAGGACGATCATAATGAGCGGCCGTGACCTCTCCGGCCCGTTGCGCCGCGCGGTGGTCGCCGCGTTGCAGGCCGATGCCGGCGTGGCGGCGCTGGTCGGCGCACGGGTCTACGACTACGTCTCGGCTGCCCCGGCCTATCCCTTCCTGCGCTGCACCACCACGATCGCATCCCCATGGGAGGCGACCGGCGGGGTGCGGGGCAGCCTGGTCCGGCTGCAGGTCGACGCCTTCGCCAAGGGCCATGGTCGCGGATCGGTCGAACCCCTGACCGCAGCCATCGTCGCGGCGCTGGACGAGTCCGATCTCGTGATCAACGGCGGCACCGTCCTGTCGCTGCAATGGCGGCAGACCCTCACGCTCGACGACCCGGCGGAGCAGGGCGTCACCCACGGCGTGGTCGAGTTCGAAAGCATCACGGCGCAGTAGCGCCTCCATCCCATGCCCGATGGCATGCCCGGCCCCGCCCTTGTGCGGGGTCTTTTCGTTCGAGGAGATCCCGATGGCCCAGGCCAAGACCTTCAAGTTCAGCGATGTGATGATCCTGCTCGGCAGCGGGGCGACCCCGACCGAGGTCTTCGCCGCCCCCTGCGGCCTGACCGAGCTGGGCATGACCATCGCCACCGACACCAACGAGACCGTGATCCCGGATTGCGACAATCCGGACGACCCGGCCTGGAAGATCACGGACATCACCGCCCTGCAGATGACCTTGAGCGGCCAGGGCGTGCTCGACCGCACTGCCCGCAAGACCTGGGAGGAGTGGGCGTTCTCCGGCGCCGAGAAGACTGTCCGCTGGATGTACGACGTCACCGCGGCGGATTTCGGCGGCTACTACCAGGCGCCCGGCATTCTGACGAGCTACCAGGTCACCGCCCAGCGCGGCCAGCGGGCGACGGTGCAGATCGCCATCACCCTGAACGGCAAGCCGGCCTGGACGGCGGCGATCTGATGGCGGGGCAGCCGAATATCGCCGCCGAGATCGAGCTGAAATGGGGCGACGGCAGCTATGTCTTCGCCCTGAAGCTGAAGCAGATCGAAGAGCTGCAGCGGCTGTGCAGCGCGGGACTGGGCGAAATCGCCCAGCGTCTGCTGATCGAGCGTCGGTGGCGGGTCGGGGACATCGTTGAGACCATCCGCCTCGGCCTGATCGGCGGCGGCCTGCCGGCGGTGCGGGCGCGGGAGCTGGTCGAGACCTATGTCGACGGCCATCCACTTGCGGACCCGCGCGATCCGGCGAACCATCTGATGACGGCGCAGGCCGTCATCACCGCCGCCTATTTCGGGGTCGAGGAGGCGGCGGACGAACCGCCTGAGGGAAAAGCCGAAGCCGCGGCGGACGAAAGGATGGATGGATCGACGTCGCGGCCTTCGCCGGCCAAGCCCTCGCGGTCGGCATCTCGCCGCTCGAAATCGGCCGCATGAGCCTGGCTGAGTTCCTGGCCGCCGGCCGGGAATATGCCCGGATCATGGACCCTGGCGGCGCCCCGGCCGCGGCCCCGCCTTCGGACGACGCCTTCGACGAGATGCTGGCCAAAGCGCGCGAGACCGGCTTTCTGGCAGGATGACGGGGCCGGTCAGTGCGGCTTGGCGCCGAAGCTCAGACCGGATGAGGTGGGCACGACCGGGCAGTCTCCGGTCGCGTCGGCCACGACCCCGCCGATCCCGGACAGGGCGAAGGCCGCCGTGATTTGCCCGCCCGTCCGGTCGTTGACGCGGATGATCAACCGGGATCCGGCTAGAAGGGCTGCGGACAGATCAGCGTCGATCACCTTGCGCATGCTCTGGCCGCTCCTGGACACTGTCCATGCGGTGGTTGCGGGCGGTGCGGTATCGATGCGATGGATCAGATCAGCCGTGTCGCGTCCCAGCGGTTCGACAAGATGGTCGCCCATGGCGACAGCGATCTGCAGTGGTGATCCGGCCTCGCAAACAAGGCCGAGCAACGGCCGCGGCAATGGCTTGCCGTCCCCGGGATCGACGGCATCGGTGGACCAGTTTCGTGTTACCGCATCGGTGATCGGGTCGGTTTCCGACCGGGCGGTCCATTCGGCCCGCGCTGCCTGCGTCGCGATCAGAAGAACGCAGGCGATCAGGACGGCACGCATAGTCATCAATCCTTCCGCCAACTGGTACGGGTCGATGACAGCAGGTATTCGATCCGCGACCGGAAGCCTGGCTTGATGGTTTCTTCCAGTTTGAGACCGGTCGATGTCGTCAACTGGATCCAATCGACCGTGTCCGCTGCCGTATAGATTCTGCCGCCGAACTCCAGTGACGTTATTCTGGCCTCGTAATTTTCGGACAGTTCGACCGCCACCACAAACCTGCAGATGGAGACACCTGGAACATAGGCGTTGTAACTGTTCGGCGCGGCATAATCGACGAAGATAGCCAATTCATAGAACGGCTTTTTGTCGGCATAAGCCTGCTTCGTGCGGTCGACGGACCATTGATAGGCGCCCGGAAGCGACGCCTTGAGGTCGTCATACAGCAGGAGTGCCTCGTCCAACGAGAGCTCATTCGCTTCACCGGAGATGCCCTTGACGCTGATTGCGGAGGGGAGTGGCAGGCGATTGGCCGTGATGTCCCTACAGACCTTCGCCGCAGCGTCGGCCGTGACATCTCCGGCCGGCAAGGTCGCCGCATAGACCGCGAGACCGCCGACGATCGGCACGACTATCGCGGCGATAATCAGGAGGATACGTCGGATCATATTTCCAGGCGCCTTCATGGATATGGTGATGACGGTCGACTCCGAAATCCCGAGGTCTTCCGTGACTTCATCCCGGTCAGCGGCATAACCCGGCGCAGGACCAACATCGGGCCTATCTGGCAGATTAAAAAATTGTGTCTCACGAAGGGAATCCCTCGGAAATAGAGATTCGACTTTTCCATGAACTCGCTCGTGAGTCGAGCCGGCTCTTGTCGCAATCCATTCCGGTCCAGTGCCTGTTCGGCCGGACATCGTGAGGGCGATGGCCATCGTGGCCCAGATGATCGTTGAGGTACGTCACTAGCCTTCCACACATCTCGGCCAGGCGTCGAGCCGGGCCTTCAACGAGGTGACGCATGGCCAAGACTGCCGATCAGGTCGTCGTCGAGATCCAGGCGGTGACCGACCAGTACACCAAGGCGATCAAGAAGGTCGCGGATGACACCAAGCGCAGCATGGCGGCTGTCGAGGGTGCCGTGACCAAGGCTGAGGCGAAGATCACCAAGGCTTCCAGCAATGCTGCAGCCGCGACCGAGAAATCTTCGCGCCGACGGATGAAGGCGGCCGCCGATGCTGCCACCTCCGAACAGGCTGCAGCGGAACGGTCTGCAAAGGCCCTGAAGAAAGCCGCGACGGATGCCGAGCGCAGCACGGCCAAGATAGAGGCGGCAGCTGGTCGTCGCGCCAACGCGGCGCCGGATGCAGATGGCGGGGCCACGGCGCAGGCGAGTGCCGCCCAGCGAACAGCCGCCCAGGGCCGCGAAATGGCCGGCGGAGATGATAAGAAAGGCGGTGACGAGAAGAAAGGGGGGCGGGGCGTCGAATTCGCCGCGGAACTGGCCAAGCAACTGCCGGATTTGACCAAGAATCTGATTGCTGGGCAAGGCGCGCTCCAGCTCTTTGTACAGGCTGGGACCGCGCTGCTTCCGGTCTTCGGGCCATGGGGCACGGTGTTGGCAGGCCTAATTGGAACAGTCTATGAGCTCTCCGACGGTTTCACGGATTTCGGCGGCATCCTTGACCGGCTAACCGGCCATGCCCAGGCGGTGGCCGAGGCCGAGCAGCGCCATTTTGAGGTATTGCAGAAGCTCCGCGACATCTATGACCAGTTGAAGACGGCGAGTGGCGACCGCGCAACTGCGCTGAAGGCCGAAGCCGACGCACTGATCGCAAAGGGGGGAGCGGAAGAGCTGGCGGCCGCCAAATCAAAGCTGGCAGAGGCGGAGAGGGCCCGTGATGCGTTGACCGTCGCGCAGAAGACCGGCATGGGCAATGTCGACCCCGAGGGCTATGGCTTCATGGCCCAGCAAGGCGAAGTCGAAGCTGCGCAGAATCAGGTCGACGCGCTGAAGCAGAAGGTACAGGAACTCAAGGACGCCGCGGCCGGAACCGAACACGTATTCGACCCGATCAACGCCAGCCTCGACGAACTGTCCCAGCATCTTGGCAAGATCGCACCAGGCCGCATCCTGCAGAGCGAAGTCGATCTCGCCGGCCCGAACAAGGCTGTCCAGGCTCTGGTTTCCCAGGTCACTGATGCCGAGGCGCAGACTGCAAGCTTCGAGCAGCAATACGCCAAATTGCTGCATCAGCTTTCAGACGCGACGGGATGGGATGAGGGCTCGGTCAAGATGGCCCAGTTCATCCAAGATACGCTGGGCATCGCGGAGGATTTGCGAAAGGTCAAGATCAACGCCGATGAGGCGGCGGCATCCTATAAGGTCTTGCTCGCCCAATTCGGCGTCTCGGTATCGGCCTTGCCGATCGTGACGGAGATCGGGCGGATCAAGGATGCGCTCGATCAGATGGCCGGGAAGGCAGAATCGGCCTTTGCCGGGCTGGCTTCGAAGATCGGCACTGGGCTTGCCACTTTCTTAACTGGGCGCGGCGGCACGGTCATACCTTCGTCGCATCACAAGCAGCCGCCAATCAACCCAGATCTGTTCCCTGTCAGCGATCGAGGCAATGGCGGCACAAAGACGACGCCTTCAGCAGCCGGAGCCGTCAAGAAAGAGAAGGAGCCGACGCTCGGAAAATATCTCGATGAACTGAAGGCCTCGACCGCTCAACTCGCTCTGAACGGCGTCGCGCTCAAGGAAAACGAGCTGTGGACGCAGGCTCTGGAGAAAGCGAAGCAAGATTTGGCGAACGGGCTGCGGAAGCAGGAGGGCTTGTACACTGGGGAGTCTCAGCAGATCCATGACGCAGCTGTGCAATTGGCGGGTGTCCCTGGTATCCTTCAGATCGCGGCCGATAAGCTGCCAGAGTTCAGCCTCAAGCGGCAGCTGGCCACGCTCGATGAATTGAAGGGCCTCCTGACCGATCCGGCGATCATCGCCGCACTTCAGGCGCAGGGGCTATCGGCGGTCGACGCCGTGAAGCTGATCGACGCGCAGATCGCCGCCGCGAAAGACACCGCGAGCGGCACGACGGAAGCGATCAAGGGCATCGGCGATGCGCTGAACACGGGTATCCAGGGCGCGCAGAATCTTGAGGATGCGCTGCTGAAGGTCGGCGTCGCGCTAGGCCAGATGTTGTTGCAGGCGGCGGCGTTCGGCGGCACCGCGAGCGGTGGGCCGCTCGGCAAGGCGTTCGACAGCATCTTCGGACTGGTTGGCGGCCTGGCCGGCCTCCTTGGCGGCGGCGGAAGTCAGGGCATCACCAACCTACCGGCGGGGATGTCAGCCAACGAGTTCTACACGGATCCGGCCGGCCTCGCCGGTGGTGGCCAAGCGCTGCCCGGGCAGATCTACCAGGTCGGAGAGACCGGCAGGGAATGGTTCGCCCCGTCCGTCCCCGGCCAGGTGATCCCGAACAGCGTGATCAAGAACGCGGCCGGCGGTGGCGGCGGCTCCGGCCAGCCGATCCAGTTCAACATCAGCCTGGCCGGAGCCAATGGCGACCGGGCCATCGCCGAGATCGCCGCTGCGGCGGTGAAGAAGGGCCTGCAGAGCGTGCCGGAAATCAATCGCCAGCACGCCATCCGCTTCGCCTGAAACTCTCCCAACCCAGGAGATCATCATGCCGCTCAGCGCCAGCGCTTGCGTTGCCATGATCGCCCCCGTGCAGCCCCCGGATCTGAAGCAGACCCGGCACGAACTCGAACCGGCCGCCGACATTCTCGGTTTCGCCGCCGGAGCAGGGTCGGTCATCGAGATACAGGGGCTGACGCCGTGATCATCTACGACTGGCCCAGCATCCTGGTGGCGAACGCAGAGACGTTCCGCATCGACGCCCGCACGCGCTCCGGCGGCGAGACGATCCAGGGGCGCGAGCAGGTTATTTCGTCCGGCTTGGGCCGCTGGATCGCACGCCTGACCGTGCCGCTGCACACCCCGGCGAAGATCCGGGCGGCGCGCTCGCTGCTGGCGAAGCTCGACGGGCGCGCGAATGGCGTACGGGTCGGGCCGTGCGATTGCCGGAACGGGAATCAGATCATCCCGATCGTCGATCACATTCCCTACAACGACGGCTCATTCCACACCGACGGTGCCGGTTTCCAGCAGGGCGGCACGCCGCCGGCAGTCGCGGCGGATGCCATGTTGGGGGCCAACCAGGTCCAGATCGACGTGGGCGCGACGATGGTCCCGGTGCTGGATGGGACCTTCGTCGGCCTGGGCGGCTATCTCTACGTCATCACCGGCGCCACGCCGCTGCCTGGCGAAGAGGTGATGCTCGATATCCGGCCGCGGCTGCGGACCAAGCTGGACGCCGGCGACCTGGTCGAATGGTGCCATGCCCGGCTGCCGATGCGGTTGCAGACCGACGACAGCGGTGCCTTCGAACTGCAGCTGGCCCGCAGCGGTACCGCGACATTCGATCTGGTCGAGGTCTACTGATGCCCCTGTTCCCGAATGCCTCCGAGGCCCAGGCGCAGGGCCTGCATATCGTCTGCGCCTTCTTCGTGCTGTTTGGCTTCAAGAGCCAGCCTATCCGCGTGTGGGAGGGCGACGGCGATATCGTGCGCGGCGGCGAAACCTGGCAGGGCATCGGCCATCGCCAGGACGGCCAGGGCAACCCGCTGCAGAGCATCGACGGGCTGGAGCAGGCCATCAACGGCACGGCGCCGCAGCTCAGCCTGACGCTTTCCGGCGTCGACGCCCGTGTCGTCGCCGCAGCGAGGAAGGATGCGGCGACGGATGAGATCGAGGGCCAGCCGATCACGATCTGGCTCGGCTTCTACGACGCCACCATGCCGGGCCTGGTCGAGCTCGACGGGCTGATTCCGATCGGCACCTGGATCATGCAGAAGCCCAGCTTCACCGCGACCGGGCCGATCACGCGCACCATCGCGCTGCCGGCCGAGACGCTGTTCGCTCAGCGCAGCCGGGCCCCATACGGGCTGTTGACCGACCGCGACCAACAGCGCCGATACCCCGGCGACAAGGCGCTGGAGTTCGTCCCGAAGATGGTCGACCGGACGGTGACATGGCCTCGCTTCTGACCGACCTCTCAGCGCACATCCGCCGTGGCGACGTCACACCATTCGGGCTCGGCGTAATGGACTGCTCGCTTTGGGCGGCGGAATGGGTGCTGATCCGCACCGGCCGGGACCTCGCGGCCGGTTGGCGCGGGCAGTACAGCACCCGGCGCGAGTATATGCGCTTGCTGCTCTGCGACGGCGGCCTGGTCCGCGTCACTGCTCGGGCGATGAAGGCGGTCGGGGCGACGCTGGTTGCGCCGAGCGATGCCCAGCCCGGCGACATCGGAATCATCATGACCACTGACGGGGCGGCACTGGCGGTGCGCGGCCCCGTAGACTGGTGCGCCAAGACGGGCGATCCGCTGTCGCACACCCCGCACGCCTCATTCGCCTGGAGGATCTGAGCGCATGGCCAAGGCCCTCCCCATCGTGCTCGGCACTGCAGCGCTTATCGCCACGGGTGGTGCGGCCATCCCGGCGCTCGCCGGCATCGCCGGAACCATAGCCATTGGTAGCGCCAGCGTCAGCGTGCTCGGCGTGATTGGCGTCGGCCTCTCCATCGCCGGCACACTGGCCGGGACCCTGCTGGCGCCGAAGCCGCCCAAGCCGAAGTTCGAGGATGGCAGCCAGAGCATCAAGCAGGCCGTGCCGGCGCGGACCCGCTGCTACGGCGAGTATCGGCTGGCCGGCGCCTTCATCTACTACAGCGACACCGACATCGGCGACCTGCACACGCTGGTGTGCCATTGCGCGCATGAGATCGACGACAGCACCGGGCCGGCGCCGAACCCGGTGCAACATTGGCTCAACGACCAGGTCGTCACTGTCGACGGATCCGGCGCGGTCCATGGCGGGGTCTATGACGACTACGACCCGATCCTGCCGGTCAAGGTCAAGAACTGGATGGGCACCGCGGGCCAGATCATCACCGGCCTGCCGGCCGAGTGGACGGCAGGCCATGACGGCCGCGGCCTCGCCTGCACCCACGTCAAGTATGCCGACCTGAAGCCGGACCTGCAGCAGAAGGTCTTTGCGAGCGGGGCGCCCGCCTATCGCGCCACGCTGCGCGGTGCGAAGGTCTACGACCCGCGCGATGCGGGCCAGCACGCCGGCGTGGAATCTGAATACCGCTGGTCCGACAACGCGGCGCTGGTGGTGCTGGACTACATGACCCGGACCGAGGCCGGCGTGCCGGTCGGCTTCGGCATCGATTTCGACCACATCGACACGGCCAGCTTTGCCGCGGCCGCGACGGTCTGCGACCAGGCCATCCCGCTCAAGGCCGGCGGCACGGAAAAGCGCTGGCGCAGCTGCGGCGCCTACGACCTGACCGAGGACCGCAAGTCGGTGCTGTCCGACCTGCTCGACGCCTGCGGCGGCCGGCTGACGCAGGGGCCGAACGGCAAGATCGGACTCTCGGTCGGCGCCCCCAACCCGGTCGCCGGGGTGACGGTCAACGATGACCAGATCCTGGAATACGACTTCTCGACCGGGACCTCGGCGATCACCCGCATCAACGAGGTGCGCGCCACCTATGTCTCAAAGGCGCAGGACTGGGCCGAGACCGAGGCCGGCATCCAAGCCGATCTCGCGTCGATCGAGCGCAACGGCACAGAGAGCAGCGGGATCAAGCTGCGCTTCGTGCCGACCGACGGCCAGGCGCAGCGGGTCGCGCGGTACACGCTGAAGCACGGCAGCCCGGAATGGGCTGGCAAGGTGCGCGGCACGCTGGCGCTGCTCGATGCCTGGGGAGACCGCTGGATCCGGCTGCAGATCTCCGAGCTCGAGATCAACCAGATCTTCGAGATCACCGGCATGAGGATCGACCGCACCACCATGACGGTCGAGATGGACGTCACCAGCTATGACGGCTGGTGGGACTGGACCGCGGCGACGGACGAGCAGGACAGCGCGCCTGTGCCGGCCGGGCCGCCGGTGATGCCAGCGACACCCGCGCCGACCGGCCTGACCTCGACGGTGATGCATCGGCAGTACGACGCGCAGACTTTGATTGCCACGGCGGTAATCGCCTGGGCCGCGCCGCCCAGCGCCAGCCTCGTCGCAGAAGGCCGCTGGCGGAAGGCCGGCGGCGACTGGCAGTCGGCCGGCGTCATCCCGGACACCAACACCTTCGAGACGCCGCCGCTCGAGGACGGCCAGAATTACGAGGCCGGGGTCCGCTTCAAGGGACCGCGCGGGACAACCTCGAGCTGGACCGCGGCGCCGCCCTTCACCGCGGTTGCGGATCCGGCCGCGCCCGGTGTGCCGACGGGCCTGACCGCTCAGGCGGCGGTGCCGGGCGTCGCCAACGTGACGGTCACGGCCACCGCGCCGAACTCGCCGCGCCATGCCGCGCTGCGCTTCTTCCGCAGCAGCACCACCAGCTTCGTCGGCGCCACGCAGCTCGGCAGCCCGCTCTACGGCGCCCCGGGCGCGCCGCAGACCTATATCGACACGCCTGGCGTCGGCGACTGGTACTATTTCGCGACGGCGGCCAACTGGTCGGACGTGCAGAGCTTGCCGGCCGGGCCGCAGCTGGCCGAGCTCGCGCCGGCGGCGCCGCCGGTCATCACCAGCCCGTCCGGGCCGCTCACGACGTACGACACCACCCCGGCCATCTCCGGCACCTCGACCGCGGGCGCGGCGATCAAGCTGTTCGCCAATGCGGTGCAGGTCGGGACCGGCACGGCCAACGGCTCCGGCGTCTGGACCGTCACGCCGACCACGCCGCTCGGCATCGGCATCAACAACGTCACGGCGACGCAGACCGTGGCGGGCAACGAAAGCCTGCCGTCCGGCCTGCGCGCGGTGACCGTCAACGCGATCGACGCCGACGCCTGGGCGTATATCGACGCCATGACGGTGGTGCCGTCCTTCGCGCGCCAGACGCTGCTCAACACGCTGGTGACCGCGCTGAAGACCGCCGGGGTGTGGTCGAAGCTCGACGTGCTCTACCTGCTGGCCGCCCACGACAACCAGGCCTCGCGCCTCAACGCCAAGGCGCCGGCGACCTTCTCGCTCACCGCCACGACGGTCACCACGGCGCCGACCTTCGTGGCGGACCAGGGCTGGAAGGGTGGCGGGGCGGGCGCGACCGCCGGCGGATATCTCGCCGGCACCTTCAACCCCGCCACCGCGCCGTCGCCGCACTTCGTGCAGGACGATGCCTTCATGGGAGTGTGGGTGCGGACGGCGTCGAGCGCGACCGCCAACAACACCCACCGGGAGCTGGGGGCGGCCGGGGCCTCCTACATCGCCTCCAGGAATGCCGTGGCGGGCAACATGCTGACGCAAGCTAACGCTGCTGCCAGCGACCTCACGGCGACCGGCGGCACGGGGGTGGGCTTCTTCGCCTGGTCCCGCCAGTCGTCGGCCAGCTACCACCCGTTCTTCAACGCTACCGATCTGGGAGCGGTCGTTCGCGCGTCATTCCTCCCGTCCAATGCGGCTTTCAACATCTGCCGGGCCAGCGGCGCCTACAGCGATGCGGAGCTGTGCTCCGTCGTCTGGGGCTCCGGCCTGACCACGGCCCAGGAAGCTGACTTCTACAACGCGCTGCACGCCTACCTGCAAGGCACCGGCGCCGTCCCCTAGGCCTCCGGGGCCTCAACCGAAAATCTGATGGAGCGAAAGTCATGGCCGTGAAGACCAATGACGAGATTTGGGCCGACTACAATCTGGACGGGTCGGTGCATGAGCCGGCCAAGCAGGACATCCGTCGGAAGATGAATGCGATCGAGGCGCTCGCGACGGCGGCCGGGGTCGGGGCGGCGCACTATCCGACCAAGGCGGCGATGGATGCCGACGCCCTGCAGGACAACGGCACGGCCGGGGTCATCTACTCCGACCCGGTCGATGCAAACAACTTCCCGGCCGTCTGGGTCTGGAACGATGCTGGGAACGTCTGGGTGCTGAGCGTCGATCGCATTGGCAACATGGAGAACCGGGTCGGCCAGTCGGTGGCTGCCGTTGACGGTCTCTACCTCGCCACAGGCGCGCCGCGGCCGATCGCATGGCTCGACACGTCCAGCTACGAGGTTTGCTGGCTGGCGGCCCTGACCAGCCCGACCACGAGATTCACCGCCACCCCGACCGCTGCCGGCCTGACCATCGTCGGCCTCGGCGCCATGCCGGGTGTGCAGCCGATCTGCATCCGGCTGCCGACCGACATCTTCCCGGGCGACGTCCACACCATCGAGGGGGTTTTCAGCGCCGGCACCATCTCGGGCAACTCCGGCCTCACGTTCGGCGTCGACACCGCGACCAGCGGCAACCTCTCGACCAACGCGAGGATGATCGTCCGGCGCAGCACGCTCCTGGCCCCCTCGCTGGCGAACGGCACCAGCGGCGACGGCGCGCGCACCGTGACCCCGGCCTTCACTGGCGTCGCCTTCGCCAACGGCACCGTGGTTCGCCTCGTCGCCGAGATCCAGGCCGACTACAGCCTTCTCTGCAAGGTCTTCCACGACGGCCTGCAGATCGCCACCGACGTCGTGATCGAGTGCGCCCAGGACGGCAGCGAGCTTCCGCTGCATGGCCGTGTCATCGTCGGCGTGACGCTCGCCGCCGGCCAGACCGTCACGCTCACCAGGGTCGCGCGCAGCACCGTCCCGGCGGCAGTGCTCTGGGCCCACTCCGGCGTCAGATCGTCCGGTGACGGCACCCGCGGCGCCCCGCTGAAGTCGCTGAACGACATCCCGGGCGCGATGACGGCGCAGGGCCTGATCGGGAAGCCGATCACCATCAACTGCCTGACCGATAACGTCTTCGGCTACCTGGAGATGAAGGACAGCCTGTCGCCGCGCTGGACCATCAACGGCCTGCCGGGCGGCAACACGGCGCTGAACGGCTACAACGCCGGCGAGACCGTGACCTGGACCGTTGTGCCCGGGACGAGCAATAAGGTCTGGAGCACGCCGACCAAGCGCGGCCAGGAAGTGCGCAGCCACCCGAACCAGCCTTTCCTCTTGAACTGGGCATGGAACCCGCGCCCCTGGTATACCTTCCACTCTACCTGCGTGCCATTCACCACCACGGGCAATGCTGGCGTCGACATGGCGGGCAAGACGGCCGGCGCCTACGCCAACTCCGCCGGCGTGCTGTATCTGCGCCTCCCGGACGGGATGCCGAACGTCGACCCGAACACTTATCCGATCTTCGTCGACCCCGCACACACCAACCCTGGCGATCCGCAGTACGCCATCCTCGTGTCGCGGACGCAGAACGTCCTGTCGGTGGTCGGGTCGCCGGAGGTGATTTGCAACAACATCACCCTGCGTTGGGCTTCGGCCCCGACCTTCCTCGGCGGCGCCGGCTTCGGCCGCTTCACCGGCTGCCGGTTCGAGTGGAGCGGCTCCAACGCCCCCGGCACCGAAGTGCAGAACGGCCAGTACGTTTTTGAGGGCTGCAAGTGGAAGTACAGCGACGGCGATTGCTATGGCCGCCAGATCCGCACTGACGTCCCCTCTCAGGCCGGGTCGACCCTCGTCGACCGGCTGATCCATTGCGAACTCTCGCACACCGGCAGGCAGGAGATCTCGCCGGGCGTGTTCCTCGGCGGCGACGCGCTGTCGGTCCACATCGTCGAGGACGGCACGAACCGGAACCTGCAGGTCTACATGACCGACTGCTGGACCCATGACACGTGGAAGTGCGGGGTGCCCTGCAATGCCGACCTGATGGTCATCGACGGCTGCATCATCGAGCGGTTCGGAACCGAGGGCATCGTGCTGTTCGGCGTGACCGGCGCTTCGGCGCACGGCCGCACGCAGCGGGCGTTCATCCGCAATACCCGAGTCGACCCAAACAGCAACGGCAGCAAGGGTCTGCTTTGCAGCTACACCGACGGCATGGCGCTGTGCGAGATGCAGATCGACAATGTCTGGATCGGCACGCCGGGCAGCGGCGGCGCGGAACTGTCGGTGGCCGCGGTGGCGCTGTCGGGCGAGACCCGCGACATCACCAAGAACCGGATCGTCTATCGCAACGTCACGACGGAACGGGCGTCCGGTTCGGTGGTGAAGGATGGGAGCGGCGTCAGCGGCACCTATGTGTCGGTGGCGGCCAACCTGCTGCCTTGATCAGTCACGCCCGGCGAAGTGGTCCCGAATCCGCTTCTCTTCCTTCAGGGTCCACTCGCGCTCTCGCGGGGTCATGCGGCTGAACTTGTTGATCCGATAGAGGCAGTAGCCGGCCCCGAACAGTCCAATCTCAATCATGACGACCAGTGTTGGAATCCATTCTGGGTCCATCACCGCCCGACCTCTGGCGGAGCGATTCCGCCGGTCGCCAGCGCCGCCGGCGCGCCGCCATCCTTGCTGCGGCTCAGCATGCGGTTGCCGAACCGCCGCGCCGGCTGCTCGACATATCGGTAGAGGAGGGCCGAACACACGAGGATCGCCGCAAGCGTCACGCCCAAGAATAGGGCCAGGCTGAGCAGGCTGGAGCTTGGCCCCATTATTCGGTTGCCGACCTGGACGGCGATGCGCAGCAGGAAGCCGTGCGAGAGGTAGATAGAAAAGCTGACGAGGCCGAGCCAGTGGATCGGCTTCAGGCACAAAATGGATTTGGCGTAACCCTGATTGAAGGCGAGGCCGAGGATCAGCGGCAGGAACAGGGCGACGACAACAAGGTCGTTGACGCGAAGGTGCATGCTCAGGATCACCGCCGCGGTGATGAGGGCGATGCAGGCGTCGGAAGACAAGGCCTTCACGATCCTGGCATCCGCCCTGGTCTCGTAGATCGTGGCGAGGCCGATGCCCATCACGATGGAGCAGAGGCAGCGCACCCAGGGCAGGTCGTCGACCAGGAACAGGCCTTTGTCGGGGTAGGCGGCCATCAGTAGGGCCAGGCCGACCAGGCCGGCAGCGATCGCCGCCAGGACAAGCCGAATTCTCATGGCGGCGAAGGCCAGGAACATGAACGGCATCAGCAGGTAGGCGATCATCTCGGCGCTGACCGACCATGCGGCGACATTCCAGTCAGCCCCGGTACCAAAGGGCCACGACTGGATCATCAGGAAGTTTGTTACGAAGGCCAAGGGGGTGTTCCTATCCGTGAATGCAGCAAACTGCATCGGCCCGGACCACCAAAGCTTTACAAATTCTGCAACAAGGAAGAGCAACAGCATACAGCAATTGAGCGGATAGACCCGCGCCACCCGCTTGATCATGAAAGTTCGGTACGTGCTGGCTCGGACACTGTCTCGGAATTCGGCTCCATGAACGTAGTAAAGAACGAAGCCACTTAGTATAAAGAAAAAATCAACCCACAGATATCCGGCGGAGAAGAATCCGGTATAAGCCTCCGGGTTGAATGCAGGGTTTAATCCTCTGTCTCTAACGAGATCTGCAACGAGATTCTGGGAGTGCAGAAATACGACTAGAAGCGCCGCGATCCCGCGCGTTGAAGTCAAAGGCTTGATTTCTGGTTTCGACTTCAGCTTCATTTTTCTGCTGCGGATCATCCGGTTTCGCGCTCAGGGCGACGAGGAGCAGGTGACTAAAGAACTGTGGCGCTCTGATGGCCTATGGCCGGGTATGCCCTTTGTCTGCTCGCCGTCCGCCGTCGCCGCTTCATCACCACGGTGCCCAGCCAGAACGCGGCAAAGGCGCAATTGTAGAAGATGCCGTACGCGCCGATGATGCCGTTGATGGCGACCGCCATGATGATCTGCATCAAGAAGGCGACATAGAGAGGAAGCGCGCCGATATCGCCGCGCAGCACACAGCACCGAGTCCATGAGACCGCGGCGCCGAGAAAGAGACCGGCCAAGGGTGCAAGCGGGCCGTAGTCCAGGTAGAACGGACCGAACAACGTCGTGTACACCCCAAGCCTAGGCGGCAAACTGGACAGCGCGCTGCCATCGAATGGAACGCCCCAAATCGCGGCGCCGGCCCGGGCGAAAATGTTGAACGTGAAGCTCCCCCATTGATCTGCGTTGTTATAATGCTCTACCTGATAGATGAATTCGGGAACGCCGTGAATGTAATATTGTGAAAATGTGGTGAAGATGAAAACGGTGTTTCGCCAAATCTCGGAATTGCCAGCAGTCAGTCGGTAATATTCTGCGGTCACGGGCGCCAGCTGAGTGAACGCCGAGAACTTGATAACGCCCTCCGGCTTCAATCCGATCTGGCTTAGGCGCTCCAGGAACACCAATCCGCCGAGATAGACCAACACGAGGGCCCCGATGGCGCAGGTCCAGAGGATCAGCTTGGATGTGCGGGGGAAGATGGTAATCCTGGCGACGAACAGCATGCCCAGGCTCATCATCATCATCGACCGCGACCCGATGATGATGGTGAGCGCCGGCCACAGCAGCGCCAGCCCCAGGCTCTGCCAGGCCTTGCCGACCTTGTCCCCGTTGCGCTTCGCCACAGCGTAGAAGACGTAGGGGACGAGGGAGAACGGCACCAGCAGTGTCGACACCATCGACATAGCGTTGCTGCCTGCGCTATCGATCTTCTCGCGGTTGCTCATGAAGTCGAGGTCTACCTGCAAGCCTCGAAGGAAGATCCAGTCTCCCAGCCGCGCCATGATGCCCAGGGCGCCAAGCACGAACGCCACCCGGTAAAGGCGGCGCAGCATCTGACGCCGCTCCTCCGGATCCATGGTCATTGAGGGTATCGATCGGGGCTCGAACAGGGCTAGGCCGGCTAGGAGAGCGACGAAGCTCAGCCCGAGCAGGGCATAGGGGTACAGGCTGTCCGACCGGTAGATGTCGATCGGCGCTAGGTTGAGGATGACGACCCACAGCACGGCCATGAGCACGAGCATCTTGACGGGCGAGAAGCTCCGCGGGTTGATCAGGCTAAATCGGGCTGGCTGGTAAATGTCGCTCATCACGCCATCGCTCTAAAAATTTCGGCGCGATCATACCCCATGGCGCGACGCCCGCAAGGCGCCGACCAGAATCGGCGTTGCGGGCGCTTGACGCAGGCTTAGCCGGCCATGTTCTGCGGCATGACGTCGATGCCGGGTTCCTTGCGGCCAAAGGTGAGCATTCCGGTGTTCGCGGTGTGGTTGAACAGCTTCGTGCCAAACCGGCCGACGTCGTTCTCCATGAAGATCATCCCGACCTTGGATAGGTCGTACTTGTTCATCTCCATGATCGGTTCGTTGAATGGCCGGCGGCGCGACAGATTGTATCCCCAGTGCAGCGGGGCGAATCGGTACCGGGCCCAGTTGAGGCGCCGGCGAAGATCCCGGGTGTCGCCGACGGTGAAGTGGATGGCGAACGAACCGCCGGGGCGTAGCAGCTTCAGCAGCTTGTCGATGATCTGGTAGCCCTGGTCGGGCCGGATGTGCTGCAGGACGACGAACGTGTTGACGAAATCGAAGGTGCCGGCCTCGCCGGACAGCTGGTCGAGGGACGTGAGCAGGCGCGGCGCATTGCCCTGCACGTTCTCCTTCGCCAACGCGAGCTGATCCTGGGAGACGTCGACCCCGACGATGGAATCGAATTTATCGGCTAGTTGGAGAAGAAGGCGGCCCGCGCCGCAGCCGAAATCTAGCGCCTTGGCCCGACCCTCTGGCAAGGCGTCGTATCGCTTCAACTGGTCGAACACCAGGTCCATGTGGACTTTGCCGGTCTCGAAGAAGCGTTCGCGCCAGCGCGTTTCGAACTCCTTCGTCTCGATCCCGACGATTCCGAAATAAGGGTTCTGCGCTCCCCACTTTTGCCATTGGCGGTCAGTCGACGAGACCATCTAAGCCGCTCCCTGAAACTTTCCGGAATATGACCGGGATGGTCCGGGGATACGCCGAACGAGTCAAGCCTGCCCACTTTTGGTGGGCTTTTTCTTGCCTGAAGGAGAACACCATGGCTGACCCAGCCGCCCCCGATCCCGGGCCTTTCGCGCTGCTCGCCCCGCTGGTCGGGCCCATCCTTTCCGCCGGCGTCGGCATCTTCATGCGCCACGCCCACGCCGCGGTGACCGGCAAGCCGTTCTCGCTGCGGCGCCTGGCATTCGAGATCCCGAGCATGCTCGGCTTCGGCATCATGGGCGGGGCCGTCGGCTCCTACCTGGGCGCGCCGGAGATCGTCCAGTGGGGCGTCGCCACCGTCCTCGGCTCGCTGGGCACACAGGGAGTCGACGCGATCGTGGCGCGCTATGTGCGCGGCAAGATCGGCGGCGCCTGACCTGCCCCTGCACCACCACCACCCCTTCATCGCCCCGCCTCGAGCGGGGCTTTCCATTTCAGGAGATCGACATGGTGAATCCGACCCGCGGAGAGCGGAACCACAACCCCGGCAACATCGAGCGCGTCGCCGTGAACAGGTGGCAGGGCCAAGTCTCGGATGCGGAATATCGCCAGACCCAGGAATTCCGGACCAACGGCGGCCGGTTCGACGTCTTCGCCTCGGTGGAATGGGGCGTGCGTGCGCTGGCGGCGCTGCTGGTGGCCTATCAGGACCGGCATGGCTTGCGGACCATCCGGGGCGTTCTGGGCCGCTGGGCGCCCGCTAAAGACCGGAACGACACGGCCGCCTATGTGGCGCATGTCGCCCAGCTGACCGGCTTCGGCGCCGACACGCTGCTCGACCTGCACAGCTATGCTCACCTGGCCCCGCTGGTGAAGGCCATCATCACCGACGAGAACGGCCGCAACCTCTACCCGGACTCCACGATCGACGACGGCCTGTTCCGTGCCGGCGTCAAGCCGCCGGGCAAAGTGGTGGTGAACAGGACCGCCGACCGGGCCAAGACGGTGGCGGTGGTCGCCGGTGGCGGTGCCGCGCTGCTGGGCCCGGTGGTCGATGGCCTCAACCAGATCGCGCCGGCGGTACCGATCATCCGTGACATCGCCACGCTGCCCTGGTGGCTGCTGGCCGCTGCGGTCGGGGCCGGGCTGGTCGGGGTGATCGTCTGGCTGGCGATGCGCAAGCGATGA